CTTTGCTGCGAGTCGCATCCACCAACGTTTTCCAACTTTGTTCAAGTTCTTCATGCTGTCGTTTCTGTTCTGCCGAAGCCCATTTGAATTTGCCCCGGCGCTTGCCTGTGGTAGTGAATTTAGGATGTTCCAGATGCATGGTCATAATATAGTCCCTTCTTCATGGTCACAGTACGTAGTATAGCACCTTTAGTGCAGGCTGTCAATAACCGTATTTACTTTTTCCGCTTTTTCGTTGAGCGCTTCGCAGATGAAGTGGGCATATCTTCGTTTGGCATCGATGTCGGTAAAATCTCCTCGGATGTCGAGGGTAACGTCGTGGGTAAAGTCTTCGGACATGACAAAGACGTCGTCTCCGTCGGTCCAGACATACCAGGGTCCGGTATCGATACCGGTGATGTAGTTGTAGTGCGTTTTCTTTTCCATGTTAGATCATAGTACATGCGTGGGAGATCTGCAACTGCAGTCATAAAGGGTCTGCTGTTACGGATGTTATTGGATGTCATTTCGGAGTTTGGTAAGAATTTCTAGAGCTGCTGGGCTGAGATATAACTTTACTGCAGGCTCTACATGTATGGGCTGATTGATGTTCCTGTAACTTTGGTTGGTGGGAACACCACCAACGCTGTTGACAAGTATGCCATCGGCCATGATATGAAAAGGATATCTAAAGGTCAAACTTGGAAATGCTACGTGAAGTGGAACGATTTTCATGTTTGAGCTTTCGGATATCCAATAACCTATGATTGAAATTGCGATCCGTGGGACCGTCAGAAACTACGGTCCAGTCAGACCGGCTAGCTGTTGTTGCAGGAGCTGCTTCTCCATTTCCGGAGTCAAACCAGCTACGGAGCCAGCCCCAGAATCCTTTTTTGCTTTGGCCTTGGGTTTAGGTTCCTTCTTGACCTTTTCCAGTGGCGGAATTTCTGCTAGAGTTTCGGGCAGAAGCGTAGGAAATGCTGCTCGGATTACTTCGGGCGTTATACTAGGGTACTTGTGTGTAAGTTTACGATCCTTGATCAACAGCACCAGTTCGGCTTCGGTGCTGTGTATGCCTTCCAGCATCTGAATGAACAGATTTTCACGTTTGGTGCGAGAAAGTTCGTTGGGTGTCAACCAGATGTAGAATCTTCGATATTCGGTGTACAGATTGGTCTCGGTATAACCCAAAGGACGTTCGACATCGTTTTTAAACGGTGGCGTTCCTTCGGGTAGATTAAAATTCAGAGCAGGGTTGAAGTTCATGTTCAAGATACCACGAAGCTGTGTGGTGTTATACTTTTGCAACACTGCGACTTTTTCTTCGTGTGTCTTGGCCTTCTCTACTTCTTCAAGCACCTGAGGTATGGTGGTCTTCATCAGAACTCCTCGATAACTTCCATCATGTTTTTCATTTTATGATGAACAAAATAATTGAACAATTTACTGCGATCTTTGTTGGGCAGACTTAGATAGGTCTGCAGGATACGTTGTTCTACATCTGCAGGAATAAAATTAAAATCCACCAGAGTCTGGTTACGAATCCACCGAGTCTGAAATTCCAGATCCTGTGGACGCTTGGCTGGATCGGTCCATTCGTCTATTTTTTTGCTGGTGATTGGACGTTGCCGAATGTTTTCGTATACACTTTCGTCGGGGCTAAGTACATTGGGGACTCCGTCTCCTTTGTCGCCACGGATCGTGTGTTCCAATAGAGCTCTCTCCGGCGTTGAGTCTGGGACCACAAATTTTTTCTGAGTTGGCGAAAACTGTTTGACATTCTTATATTTCTGCAGTTGTACAAAGTCATGATCTCCGCTGATGACCAAGAAAGGTTCGGGCTCATCGAACAGCGGATTGCCATTGCTGCTGGTCTGACTGTATTTAGCCATGACTGCAATGATGTCATCGGCTTCGGCTCCTTCGATCCACAGGACCTTGTAGGGGAAGAAGCTTTGGATTTCATCACGAATGGTATCCAGAGTGTCGAAGATGGCTTTCCAATCGAAGCCCGAATCTTCACGATCTTTTTTGCGATGCTTCTTGTAGAAAGGAAAAATCTCCTTGCGCCAGTAGTTTTTACTGTCACAGGCCAGCACCATTTCACCATAGGTATTACCAAATTTTTTCTTGTAGCCACGAATGCTGTTCAGGATCATGTGCCGAATCAATGGAACATTGATCTCAACATCGGTTCGGCCGCCGAGTTCGGCCATGAGATTGCTAATAGCAGTCTGACTGTAATCAATTACTATCACTTAGAGACTCCATAATTTCGTTATAAATTTCATCATTGGCTACGGATCGCAACCGGTCTATGAGTATGCTTTCCAGAGCCAAGATCTTGCTGGGCTTGTATCCAGCCATATGATAAGCTCTAAAGTAAAGTTTGTCAAGATCCAAATCCATGGCAATGCTATATTCTTCCAAGAAGTAGCGCCAGCTTTCGGTCATGGCATCTTCGGCACTGGGCACTCGACGTTTGATCTTTCTGAGGTGACTCAGAAACCTTAGCCGCATGCCTCCGGTGTTGGCCGTATTGCTCATGCCAACATAAAATGCTTCATTGTAGTCGTGTATGACATAAACGCCGCGACCGATGAGGCTGTTGATGTTGCCACGGCGATCGCAAAATCTGAACTCTACGTAGCTAGGTTCTGATATGTTCAGGTAACCGCAGATGTCTTGCACACTCTTGTCAATGAACGAAGGTCCAGCCAAGGTTGGGCCCATTATTTTATCACTCGTAGTATGATGCAATCTGCATTAACAATGCCATTGGGGTTGGCGGCTTTGGTGGTCAGGGCCTCCATGAATTTACGAAGCTGCACCTTGCCAGCGTTGAGAATTTCTTGTGTCTGGTCAGCAGGCTTGCGAAGGGTGCGCATGTCACTCATGTCGGGATCGTAATTCTGCAGCCTGGTTCCTTTGCACTGCAGACCCTGACCACTGTCGGTACGATACACACTTAGCTTCTTGGACTTGACATTATAAATCCAGGCCTGGCTGGCTCCAATGATTTCTACTGGGCTCACGCTGTTCAATTTAAGCTCGGCATGTTCCTTGAGATACTGGAGCTTGGCAACCTGCACCGTAGGCGGCTTAGCCTTCTTGGGACGAGGCTTGCGATTGGCCTGCTTGAATGCTGCGTACTTGTTCAATCCCTCGATCATGCCAGCCAGAAACTTGGCATAGTCCTTTTGATGTTTCTTTTTGAGATTGCTATAACCTTCAACCAGGTCCTTGTCCTTGGCTTCGATGACTTCAATGATTTCACGAAGCTTGTTCTTGAGGAACTGTTCGATCTTAGGAGCATAGGCCTTGGGTATTTCCTTGCCTTTGAGGTCTGCTTCGATGTCGAAGTCTTTGCCTTCTTTGAGGAAGTCATCCAGGGCACCTTCGATGTTGCCCAGATATTCGCGAGCCTTGGCATCCATGCTTTCCTGAATGCTGGGCCGCGGAGTGGCCTTGACTGCTACAACAACTTCATTGGCCTGAAGTTTGGCATAGACTCGCATGTAGTCACGAATCTTATTTACATGCAAGTCCGAAAGTACGGCACCACGCTGATGTATGCGACACAACCATCCAAAGGTGGGTGTTACCTCGCCTCGTGCCTTGTCAAAGCCTATGAGGCTTTCGGGCATGTGCTGCTTGATCCAGCTACGAGCAAACTTGGTGGCATCTTTGCGATCCTGTTCGGCATGATACCAGCTTAGAGCTCGCATGAGCTGAGTTTGGTAACCGGACTCGCCAGCCTTGATGGCGACGGCATTAGGCTCAATGTCAACCTTCTTGACCTTGCGGGGATCTGCTACTTTTTCAACCATTGCGCTCTCCAAGAGTATAACCTAGCACAAAACTAATCTGACGCACGCTATCGAATCTAAAGCTTCGGAAACTGTCCTTGTCCAGATCCCAGACACTAATGGCAGTGTTGCTGAGCTGTCGTTCGTCACGCTTGTCTGTGGCAGGCAAATACTTGTCCTGAAGCGAACAACGCATCTTTCTCAAAGTACCATCGCGTTTGGTGAATTCAATGTTGACAATTTCAGACCTGAGCAGGCCATGAAGCCACTCCCGAAAACGAGCCTGTTCGGCTTCGTTCCAGGTAGTATATAAGGGAGCAGAAAAATCGGTCGCTGAGTTCATAATATGTTCGGGAATGATGTTATCAGTTGTATACGTTAGTGAAAATCTGACCAGAAGTTTTACCGTTGGCAGTTAATTTGGCAGGACCTTTGCGACCCCGTACAGTTTGGATGGAACCACCACGAGCCAGGAATTCCTGGAGTTCGCGTTCGGCTTGTTCGCGCACTTCTTCTTTGCTGCGAGCAGGAAATAAATTTTTCAATGCACCCATGTCAAGCTCCTTTTTTGGTTACAAAACTATTTATCATACCACGATTATAGCACCTTTGAATACCAGAGTCAAGCATAGGGTCTTTGTCTAAGAATGAGGCACTAGAGTGTGGCGATGAGGTTACCTTCGGTGTCTTTGATTTGGATGGTCAGGCCCTCTTCGGCTCGTAGACGTTCTGCCAAATGCCATGCGCTGTTTTCGCTGAGATTGGTTCCACGATTGACCCAGCCTCCGGTCTTGGATCGTTGTATGACATTATAGCCTATGGTTTGGGGGAAATGCAAAGCATCATCACCAGTATTACTGGATTGATCGTTGATATAAAAATACGCTGCAACGATGCCTGCTATGACAAGCACAATCAACGCAACAAAAAGAAATTCAAGTATGGCATCTATCATTTTGTGTCCTAGTGCAGATTACTGGTTTTGGTTTTTATGTAGGGACTATGACCCAGAATATGTTTGGTCATCATGGCATATTCATCGGCATTGAGTATGGTGCGATACATGCTCAGGGACTGCACCATCATGCAGGCTGCTACCAGCAGCGGTGGCATGTCCTGGTCAACCAGCAAATTTTCAATGAAGTCATGAAGGGCATCATGTATGTCTGAAGCTTGGTCGTCTGATTCCATCATGTTTCCTCGTTTTCAATTAGCAGCGAATTAATGTTGTCGGCTATGTCATAGCCCCACATCCAATTATTTTCATTGGCTTCATCCCATTCTTTGGAATCAGGATCGGCATCAATGTAATCTTCGATGCCATTGGCAAACCAATCTGCGAATATTTCGGGATCAATAAAACCATCGTCACCGACGACACCATGTCGAGTGAGAATGTCTCGAATCATTTCGATGTTGCTGGAACCATCGATGCAGGATTCAATCTCATCGTCGGAAAGTTTTCGTACATCAAGCATTTGATTCCTCGCGTTCTAAAACTTGTTCATAGATACCAAAGCACAGGTCCAAGTCATCGGGTATGGTGGCTAGAATTTCTTCGGAAGCCATCTGTGCATATTCATAATGATCCTCGACACCGTCTTCGTAAATACCGCAAAATGCCAGACCGGGCTCGTGATACATGAGATGTACTGCATAGCCCAAACTTTCCAGATGTTGAAGAAATTCTTTGGGATAGCTCCAGGGAGTATCGAATTCTACGATGATGCGGTCTTCGTCGCATTGTATGACCTGTATGTCATTTTCGGCGACGTCCCATTTAACGCCCCAGTTTTCTATGCTCCAGGCATAGTCCCATGCACCCGTAGGGTTGGGCAGAAATGCCGAAAATAATCCTTCGCTTTGCAGCGCCAGATTGAAACGTTTGATCTTTTCTGGATCATCACTGGTAACCGTAAGGTTGTTGTTGCACCAATTAGGCATGATTCATCCTTTTGCGAATTAGGTCGCCCAGACTTCCACCACCCTGAACATCAATATGATCTACAATCTTAGCACATTGATCTATGGTCATGGAAATTAATTTTTTGACTTCTTGATCGTAATCACTGCCCCAATCAATGTAGTCTGAACCAGGTCCCCAGGATTCATCTTCCCAAAAAACAAAGCCAGCTTGTTTGAGCAGTTTGAGTTCTGATGCTGTAAAAGTTTCCATTAGAATATCGCCGCCAATATACCTGCAAAATTAAGAGCACTAACAAAAAGGTTAAACCAACCCCACTTATTTTGACCTTGATCGAACTGAACCATAGCAGCCCAAAAGCACACTACAGTGAAAAAAGCATTCATGGTTACGCCAGCTATATCAAACATAACGGTTTTCTAGTTCTTTGATGACTGCTTGCATGGCACGATCCCAACCTTCATCTTCGCCCATCCATTTGATGGTGCTGAATTCTTGTTTGAGATCTTTGATGATGTTTTTGGTCAGAGCTGCAGGGAAGGCATCGCCGGGGTAGCTTAGATCAATGCTACGAGCCGATGCCTGGGCTAAGTTTCTTAGACGTTGGTTCATGGTAAGATGTTATAGCAGATGCCCTGAGCACTGATTTTCTTGACGACATTTTGTTGTTCTAGTTCTTGTTCAAGAAGTCTGAGTTCTTTGCGGTCACGCACCACAGGCTGATCAACTTTGAGTGTAATGAAGCGCTTTCTGTAGTTGATGTGTATGCCCTTGGCAGCATAGCAGAACTCTAGCCGCAACTTTAGGCGCTCGGCTTGCAGGCGTTTGCGATCTGAATACAGGCTGGCATTGACGCTGTTGCGCATGCGTGCATCCAGGTAGGCCCAGAGCTTGTTGCTGGCTTCGGTGTTGTCAATTTCTTGCATCTTCATGTCATTCTCCTTACTGTACTGCTATTCTAGCACCTTTGAATACCCGAGTCAAGCAACGGGTCTTAGAAGCACTGCGTAACGTAATGAGTAATGGCACCTGTGTAGTCACGAACTGGAGCCTGCCAGCATTGCTGTCGGTAACCCGAATGCGGAACATGCACATGCGGCTGGGGCTGGTACATTGGCTGCGGCTGGTGCTGCGGATACACCGGATAGTTCTGAACTCGAACTTCAGGCTGGCGGATGCTCAGATAGGTAATGGCAGCTACGCCTAAAGCAATGTTTTCGCTTCGCCCCCAGGCTTGGGCATCAGAAGCCACAAGAGCAGAGCTGGCAACTAGACTGGCA